CGACTCGTTCACCTTTTCGAGCTGGGGGGCCTCGCCGAGCTGCAGGCGCTGCACGGCCTTGAAGTCGGCCACCGTCGCCCGTCGTGCGATCGCCTGATAGGTGCGGGGTGCTGCCTCATAGGCATCGCGCAAGGTGCGGTTGGTGACGCTCGCCAGGATCTGTGGGAAATCGGAGGTGGAATGGAGTGCCCGGGTGGCGATCTCGTCACGGCCCAGTCCCTTGACCCTCACCCCTTCGCCTTCCAGAAAACTCCGCGCCATCTCGATGAGGCTCAGGCCCCGCCATTCACGGGCAGCATCGGTCAGCTTGAAGCGACCGGGCTCGAAGCGGTGCAGCAGTGCGGTCTCCACCGCGGCACGCCGGGTCTGGGCGGTATCAATGCCATCCATGCGGATGTGCGGCCGGGTCTCGGTTGCGGCATCACGTGCGGCAGCCGCATCGATCAGGGCGGCACGGGCTTCACCCAGGGTGATCCCACGCTTTACCAGATCATCCGCAAGCGTCTGCTCGACATGGAGCTTGCGGGCGGCATCATAGATACCGGTCACCCGGGCGCGCTCGTCAGCGAGAATGCGCTCCGGCTTCACGTCCGGTTCGCGCACCTGGCTGGGCGCGGTCACTTCCGCATGGGGCTCTGCTGCTTGCATCCTCCGCTGCTCAACATGTGTGGGCTCAGGCGCAGGCGGTTCGGCAGCGACTTGCGCGGTCGTGACCGGCTTGTCCGGCGCAGGTGCATCCGTGGTGGTGACGTCCGTCATCGGGGGGTCCTTTCTGGTGAGGTTCGGGGAATGCCGCAGCAGGCGGCAGGGTGTGGGTGAAGGCTGTGAGCGGAAGCCCGCGGCACCATCGGCACCGACAGGAACAGCGGAGAGTTCGAGCGGCTGCCAGTCGACAGCCGTCCAGACGGGAAGCGTTCCTTCTTCTTCCCGGATCTCGTAGGCCCGCACGCTGTAGCCCACCGAGACGTTGCGGATGATGCCGCCTTTGACATCCTGCCAGATCGGCTCGACATCAGCCCGGTCGCTGAAGCGCACGATGGCACGGCCGACAAAGCTTCCGCCCTCCCGCGCGATCCAGGCGCGCTCGACGACGCCGATCACGTCGTCGAGGTCGAAAGCGCCGTGTGTATTGAGGAGTGGCGCTCCGCTATTGAGGCGAGTGAGATCGACATGCGCCGGATCGAGCGACAGGACCTCCTCGAAGGCCTTGCCTGTCCAGGGATCCCGGCGGCGCACTCCGGCTCCGGTGGACCAGACGACCTCAATGGTGCGTGATTCCGCGATCGCAGTATCCGGCATCAGCCGCACATCCATGCGGGTCTGGAGCGGAAGCTCGATGTGCTCCGTGTCCGCCGGCAGATCCTGCCGCGGTTGAAGGTGGGTCATACGCTGTTCCTCAAGTACCTGTGGGGTCGGAAGGGTCTGTGGGGCCCGAGGCGGCCTTCTCCTGCCCGGTCTTGGTCGAGCGTCGCGGATCGGTGTCGAGCGTGATGCCGGCAGAATCGAGTTCGGCATTGGTGGCGGCGATCTCCGACAGGACCTGTGCGGGGTCATAGCCCTGCCGCGCGATCGCCTCTTTCAGCGTCATGACACCGGCGCGGACCGCGAGAATGTCAGCCTGAATATCCTTCAGAGGATCAACAGCCTCGAAGCGTGGCGCTGTCCACTCGGCCGTGATCTCGCCCTCGGGCAGTTTGCCCGCAGCTTGTGCCAGTTCCACAAAGCGCGACCACACCGGTTGGCACAAGCCCGGCACCATCACCTGCCACTGCAGCGCCTCCATGCGGCGGCGGAACTCGATCAACCCGGCACGGATCGAGGAATAGTTCACCTGGCTAAGGTCACCGGTCAGAAGCTCGTAGGTCAGACCGACACCGGCGGCCACGGCATGAAGCTGCAGGCGCATGTATTCGGCATAACCGCCATTGGCAGACGGTGTGGCAAACTTCACATCCTTGCCCGGCTCCAAGTATTCGATCATGCCGGGCTCAAAGGCTTCGATGCGATCGCCCGCTCGGGTCATCTGCGGCTTGCCCAGCGTATCTTCGTCCTGGGAACCGGTGACGAAGGCGGCAAAGCAGGCCTCTATCTTCTTGCGCATCAGTTCGGCGTCATCATAGTCGTCGAGGTCCCGAAGCTTGAGGATGACGGGCGCAAACCATGGCACACCCCTCACCTGCCCCGGCCTCAAACGCTCGTAGAGATGCAGAATCTGACGGGCTGGAACCGGCTTCGACACCAGGGACAAGCCCCGGGCCTCTCCCGGATGGGTCGGAAACAGCCAGTAGGCGCGCCGGCGTCCCAGGGCATCGAACTCGATCCCCTGGATGATGAAGGCGCCATCGGCAAGGTCCCCTGACTTTGCACTGTCGAGATGATCAGGCTCGAGCACCTGCAGTTGCAACGGCACTGGCAACGCATCTTCCACGCGTCGGTCCCTGAAGCGGACGAGGACTTCACCACTTTCCGCCATGCTGCGCACGATCAGGGCCTGGAGCCCGCCGAAGTCGGTCATGCCATCGGCATCACAGCGGCTTGCAAAGTCGAGCCACAACTGATTCGCGAGCTTTGCGGTCGTTACACGTTTTGCCCTGGCACGCGGCACGATGCCGGTGCCGACCAGATTGCTGACCAGTGCGTTCACCGCCTTCGCCGCATAAGGGTTGTTGCGCACGAGATCGCGCGAGCGCTCGCGCAGCCGCGGCAAAGCGGGCGCAATCTCGGCATTGGCGCCGCTTGCCGCCGTCACCCAGCCCTCGGTGCGTCGTCCGGTTCGTGCGCCTTCATAGGCACGCTGCATCAGCCCCAAAGCCTGACGCTGGCGCAGACGGCGCAAGGCTGTGCCCGGCGCCACGGCACCAATCGCGCGGTCGATCCAGTTCATCTCTGCATTCAGCCTTTGCGGAATGATGCGAGGCTGCGTCGCGGCGCGCGTGTGCCGGATTGCCCCGCCATCTCGGACTCGATCACGCGGATGCGGCTGAGGAGATCGGCAGCCGAACCGTACTCGACGCTGCGGCCCTCGAACGACACCCGCAGCGTGCCGCTGGCATAGGCTTTCCGCAGTGCCTGAAGTTCAGCATGGGTCCAGCTCATGTACTACGCCTTTTCGTTCTCGCGTGATCCAGGTCAAGGACGGGAGGCGATGCCCATGCTCAAGGACACTTCAGCAGGAGACAGGAAGCGCCAATGGATGTCAGTTTCGACGAGGCCGTGAGAACACTGGTCCACGCGTCCATGGGCCACGCGAGCAAGCCCGTTGAGGTCAGCTTGATCGTCGCCGTTCTGGCCCCCAGGTTCTCACATCTCCCTGAGCAGGACATTGCACGGATTGTTAATGGTGCAGTTTTGGAAGGGGGCGGCACCGTGGGTTGCCGACTTGCCATGAAGAGCTTGCGGCGGGCGAGCTGATGTGACCTCAATTGCCAAGCGCCACGGCATCACTCATGCTTATATCTACACACTGAAGAGCGCGTCATAGATCACGAGCCGGAGCGTTCCGCGGGTATAGGCTTTCCGCAGCGCGTCAAGCTCAGCAGCCGTCCGCGCCATGGTGTGAGACTCCGATTGTCGATCATGCAAAGACACCAGGAACTTACTTTGCACCGCGCCGGGAATTGCAAACCAGATCTTCAGCGCTGCAACTTGTTCAAACCAACATTCTGCAATAAGCAGGAGGTGCGATACTGACTCGCATTCAGAAGTTGCGTCAGCAAAATCCAATACACCAGATAAGGTTTGGTCATTACTAAAAGGTGAGAGCATGTCCATTGAAAGCCAGAAAAAGAAACTCGAGAAGATCATTGCGATGGCACAGGATCTCCTGTCGGAGCTTGAAAAAGGAACATCGAATGGCAAGCGCGGTGTTGCGAAGGGCAAACGCAAGCGCCGTACAGCCGAGGAAGCAAAGAAGATGAGGACCGAGGTTCTCGCGGCACTCAAGGCGAAGAAGTCGGTGCCTGAAATCGCCAGGCGCCACAACGTCAGCACTGCTTACATCTATATGCTGAAGAGCGCGGCATAGATGCGACCCTGCAGCTTGCACTGAAGTAAGCTTTTGCATCGAATTGGGTTGTTATCCAAACTTCGAGAAACTCCCTGACAAGCAGCACAAGCAGGCCGGATTGACTCTGCCGTCCATCGCAGTCTTATATTTGAGGCAGCTGTCACGCAGATCCCGTGTGGCAGTTCTAACATGCAAACTGAGAGTGAAACTGTGGCGACAGGTAAAGTGAAGTGGTTCAATGCCGACAAGGGTTATGGGTTCATTGCGCCCGACGGTGGCGGCAATGATGTGTTCGTGCACATCAGCGCTGTGGAGCGTGCAGGTCTTCGGACACTGAATGAGGACCAGAAGGTCTCCTACGAGGTCACGACCGACCGCAAGAGCGGGAAGCTGTCTGCCGACCAGCTAAAAGCACTTTAGCGGTCTGACGCGGGCGGGTGGCTGAACCCTACTTGATCCAGCCGCGACGGCGACTGATCCATGACGGTTCGCGCGTTCCTTCGACGGGACGCGCGTTTTGTTGTGGCGGTCTGCGAGTCGCTGACGCATGCAGCGACATTACGGCGTTATCTTTCAGTTCCGTCTCCAGCGTATCCCAGCGCTCGTCGCTCCAGCGGTCGGCGCCGGCAATCCAGGCCGCGGCCCTTGCATAGGTGCGGCAGTCAAGCGCTTCGTTGCGCTCCCTGAGCTTCTGCCATTCAAGACGCTGGAAGCCGCGCTTCGTTTTCACCGTCACCAGCTGTTCGGCGACGAATTGCTTGCACCATTCGCTGTCAGTCCATCCGGGGAGATGGATCGTGCCCGGAGGATTGGCGATCCCGGATGCCAACTCCTCATCGGTGGGCCGCTCGAGCCTCACGAAGCGGTAGGTCTCCGACTTGAAGGTCGAGACTGCCACGGTCCACAGCCTCACACCGCGGCGGATGCGTTTGCCGGCTGCCGTTAGGTCGACGAAGGTCGGACCAGCGACCGGGCTCAGTCGATTGAAGCCATCAACACCCTTGACTGGTGCAACCTGGTCGAAGCCCTGCCGCCGTGCCCAGGTATAGACAGCTGGGGCTTCGTAGCCGGTGTCAATCGCCAACCTTATGAGTGGCAGCATGCTGCCATTGGCATGACGCCAAGTGTTTGCGGCAAGGGCCGTCAGCTCATCCCAGGCCGCCGGACGGTCCGGCCCGCCTGATATCACGATGTGGTCGATGAGCCAGCTCTCGAGCCCCCGTCCCCAGGCCCAGACATCGATCTCGATGCGGTCTTTTTGCACGTCAGCACCTCCCGTGAGGAAGAGTGCCTTCTCCGGAACAGTACCCACCTTCCACTGTTCGCGCCGGTCATAGAGCCGCTGCCAGTCCGGGGCCTCGCCTGATTCCATCCAGGTCTCGCCGAGCAGCACGTTCTTGGCCGTCTTGAGGGCTGCATCATTCTGCTGGGCCTCATCCCAGCTTCTGGCGATATCGGCCCAGCTGGTCCAGCCCACCGGCGAATAAAGGCCGGAGAGATGATAGCCGCGGGTCTTCGGATTGTTGCCTTCTGCCGTGGCACGCCATTCACCCTTCGCCAGCATCTCGGTCTTGGCGGCTTCCGTGATCGGTACTTCGCAAGCATTACACAGGTAGTGAGCGGTCTCAGGTCTTGCCTTCTCCCAGCGCAGCCGTTCGAACTGTAGCCACTGCATCTCTCCGCAATGCGGGCATGGCACGAAGAAGCGCCGCTGGTCGGAAGCCTCGTATTCCCGCTCGATCCGCGACAGTCCCTTGATGGTGGGCGTTGACACCAGAAACAGTTTCTTCCTGTGCCCGAAGGTGGCGGTGCGGGCTTCGGCCAGGGCGATGGGATCGCCCTCCCCGTCGACATCGCCCGGATAGGCATCGACCTCGTCGAGAAATACGTAGCGCGCAGGCATGGATCGCAAGCCCGTCGCACTGTTGGCACCGGTCAGCACCAGCTGTCCGCCGGGAAACCGCTTGGCCAACACCGTATTGCCGCTGTCGCGGGACCGTGCCGGTGCCACGATCTTCCTGAGCTCGGCACTGTCCTCGATCAGCGGGTCAATGCGCTGCTGCGAATTGCGTTTGGCGAGTTCCACGGTCGGCTGTACGGCGAGAATGGGCCCCGGTGCCTGGTGGATGATGAATCCGATGAAGTTGTTTCCGGCCTCCGTTGCCCCGGTCTGTGCCGCCTTCATGAACACCACCCGCTCGATCGGGCTCGAGGGCGACAGGCTCTCCATGATCTCGCGCATGTATGGCGTGCGCGACGTGCGATACTTGCCGGCCTCTGCTGCAGCCCTCCCCGACAGGATGCGATAGGTGTCCGCCCACTCCGCCACTGTCATGGGCGGATCCGGCGTCAGGCCGTCGGTGAGGCTCTCGAGAAACTGGCGGTTACCTTCATAATCATGTGCCGCGGAGACGGAGGTCGTCTCCCGCTGAGGCTTTGAGCTGTTCACGAACATGGGTGTTGAGCAGCGCCTCGAGCTTGTGAACGTCCACGCCCAGATCAGCCGCCATCAGGGCCGCCACCCGTGCGGGCCAGGAGCCCCAGGCGTCACGGATGCGGCGGGCAAAGGCGAAGCCATGTTCGATGGCATAGTCCCGTTCGACCACTTCGCCCTTCTCACGCCGGAGCTTCTCGCGCAGCAACTGCACGGTGAGGACCTTCTCGGCTGTCTTCGCGTGCAGGTAGCTCATGCCGCCCACGAGGGGCGAGCCTGACTCTGAGAGGGTCTCCCGCACCGCGCTCACGGCCGCTTCCGGCACAGGCCTCAGCTTCGGTGTAGGCCGTGTCTTCGACGGATCCGCATTGTGCACCCAACTGCGATCAGCCTTTGCCAGATCAATCGAGCCATCCGGCTCCAGCGTCACGCGCCCCGAAGCAATGGCTTTCCTGACACTGGTGTGGCTGACGCCGCGATGCGCGGCATAGGCGCGGATCGATAATCCCATGATCGACGGCCTCCTGAAAGAGCAATCATGTTGCTGCTTATGGACTGGATATGATCTGCACACAGAGCAAATGTGTGTTCGGCAAGCGAACCCAAGGAACACGCAGATGCGCAAACCCTCAGACAACAGCAAGGCGGTTGCTGCCTTCATGGCCAGGAAGGCCGAGATCGATGCGATGCTCGCCCGGCTGCAGGCCTTGAGCGACGATCACTTCGATGCCGATCCCGAGACGATCCACTGGGGCCACGTCGGAACTCTCAGCCATTACGCGGAACTCCTGAAGCGCATCACCGACAGCGCCTTCCACGAAGGCGAGCACGCCGAGTAGCGCGAACATGCTGCAGAAGCTCCGCCCCGCTGCAATCGCGGGGCTCGGGGTCGTAGAAGCCGGCGATCCCCGCTGGCTCACACGGCCCGAAGGAGCCAGCCCAAATGACCGGACTCTCAGATACCCAGCTCATCGTCATGAGCGCCGCCGCGCAGCGTGACAACCATCTGGCGCTGCCGCTGCCGCCAAACCTCAAGGGCGGTGCGGCCCACAAGGTCATCAGGCCGCTCATCGCGAAGGGCCTCCTTGAAGAGGTCGAAGCAAACCGCAAGTCTGGTGACCCCATTTGGCGCGACACCGGCGACGGCCACGGCGTGACGCTCGTCATCACGGCAGCAGGACTGGCTGCACTCGGGCTTGAGCCGGAACCCAAGACAGAGATCACAGCAGAGTCCGACGCCTCATCGGAAGCTGCAGGGGCGAACACCGAGGTGGAAACCCCGCCCACCACTGCAAAAGCACCCAGGGAACGAAAGACGCGTGACGGCACCAAGCAGGCCGCCATGATTGCAATGCTGCAGCGACCCGAAGGCGCCACGCTCGATGAACTTGTCGCCGCAACCGGGTGGCAATCCCACACAGTGCGCGGCGCGATGGCAGGTGCACTGAAGAAGAAGCTCGGCCTCACCATCGCGTCCGAGAAGAGCGAGACCAGAGGCCGCGTCTACAAGTTGCGGGGGTGACCACCATGAAGACCATCCGCGTCACCAACGACACCCTGCGCGCCATTGCCGATCTCGCCATCCTGCCCTTCCGCTCCAACGCGACACGGCAGGATGACGGAACATGGCTGCTACCACTCGATGACGAGGTATGGCAGAGGATTGAGGACAGGCGGCTACCTGACGAGAGCCATGACGGCACCTTGATCCGTATCATACGAGAGTACCGGGGGTTCAAGTCGAACTGACGGAATAAGTGTCTTTGCTGAGACCTCCAGTTGCGAGGTCGCTCTTCTGCGTGAACAGCGAGCAGCCTGTTTCCCTGCCAAGCTGGCTATGTATTGGACATGGCACCTGTGGTAGTTTGGCAATAAAGACCATTACCGTCTACGTTTGCCAGATCTTGCCTGAGCTTTACGCAAACACTGATGATTGAGAGGGTACGATGGCGTCGATCTTCAATGTTCATGATGCGGCTGGATATGAACAGCTGATGGGCCGCTGGAGCCAGAAACTTGCTCCGCACTTCATTGAATTCGCGAGACTGGGGGACGGAGAAAAGGTTGTTGATGTCGGGTGTGGGACCGGAAGCCTGACCTTCGCGCTCGCCAGATCCAGTGCCCACAAGGAGATCGCGGCGATCGATTACTCCCCGGTCTTCGTCGCTGAAGCAACCCGGCGCAATGCCGACCCGCGTGTCAAAATCCAGCAAGCGGACGCCTGCGCCTTGCCCTTCGATGACACGTCATTTGATGCAGCGCTGGCTTTGCTCGTGCTTCACTTTGTTCCTGACACCGGGAAGGCGGTAGCCGAGATGCGCCGCGTTGTACGATCAGGCGGCGTGGTGGCTGCCGCTGTATGGGACCATCTGGGCGGAATGCCCGGAATGCGAATGATGGTGGATACAGTGGCCGCAATGAGTGAAGGCGGGCGCCAGCTCCGCGGCCGCTATTGTTTTCAGCCGATGATGCAGCCGGGCGAGATGAAGCGGACATTTGTGGAGCAGGGACTGCAAGACGTCGAGGAGTCCGAGTTGATGATCCGTATGGACTATCGGAACTTTGATGATTACTGGGCACCCATTGCTGCGGGCGAAGGCCCTCTCGGCAAGTACGTTTCTGCGCTCAGCCCCACCGAGCGCGAACGTACCGATGCGGCCGTGCGTGATGCGTTCAAAGCGGGACAACCGGATGGGCCCAGATCTTTCGCTAGTGTTGCATGGGCCGTTCGAGGCGTTGTTCCTTGAGCACTGAGCAGCAACTCGCCGAACTTGTCGTCAGGCACAGATCGCTTGAGACCAACCTTGCCGAAGCCCTAAAGCATCCCGCATCCACGGACGACGAGATTATGGCGCTGAAGCGCCAGAAGCTCCGGATCAAGGATCAAATCGCCGCCCTGGAACACCAACTGCGAGAAGCACAGTCGATGCCGGGAAGTTAAGCCACGCCGCCAGCGACGCGGGTTTCCTTCATGTCATTGAAGCTCCGCTCTTCGTCATTCAGGATAGCGGCCTCGCCCGTCAGGTTCTGCCAGCGCTCGATGATGACATCGACGTACTTGGGATCGAGTTCCAGAAGGCATGCCGACCGGCCAGTGCGCTGCGCGGCAATCAGGGTGGTACCGGAACCACCAAAAAGGTCGAGCACGATGTCCCGGCTCTTCGACGAATTGCGGATGGCACGCTCGACAAGTTCGACCGGCTTCATGGTCGGATGCAGATCATTGACCCGCGGCTTGTCGACGAACCAGACGTCGCCCTGGTCGCGGGCGCCGCACCAGTAGTGGTCAGCTCCCTGTTTCCAGCCATAGAGGATGGGCTCATACTGCCGCTGGTAGTCGGCGCGGCCGAGGGTAAATGTATTCTTGGCCCAGATGACGAAGGTCGACCACTTGCCGCCGGCATCGGTGAAGGCTTTCTGAAGCGTATGAAGCTCGGACGAACTCATGCAGATGTAGCAGGCGCCCTTGGTCACCATCAGCATGTTGACGCAGGCATCGTAGAGGAACCGGTAGAAGTCCTCGCCCAGGGCGTCATTGAGAATACGGCGGTCCTTGCCGCGCATCTTGTCCTTGGCGCTGTTGCCATAGTCCACGTTGTAAGGCGGATCGCAAAAAACCATATCGGCCAGCTGGCCGTCCATCAGGCGCTCGACGTCAGTCACGATAGTGGCATCGCCACAGAGCAGCCGATGGCTCCCGAGGATCCAGAGATCGCCAGGCTTTGATGTTGCAACGACCGGAACTTCGGGAAGATCGCCCTCCTCCGCCTCGGCGGCGGCTTCGCCATCGAGGCCTGCGAGATAGCGGTCGAGGTCGTCTGTCGCAAAGCCTAGAATATCGAGCTCGAATTTCTCGGCATCGAGTTCCTGGATCAAGACCGACAGCGCGGCTTCATCCCAGCCGGCATTGAGCGCCAGCTGGTTGTCGGCAATCACAAGCGCCTTGCGCTGGGCGTCCGATAGATGACCCAACCGAACGACTGGCACCTCGGAGAGTCCCAGTTCCTTCGCCGCCGCAAGCCGGCCGTGGCCTGCGATGATCGTGCCCGTGGCATCGACCAGGATCGGATTGGTCCAGCCGAATTCGCGAATGCTGGCAGCGATCTGTTTCACCTGTACATCGGAGTGCGTTCGCGGATTGCCGGCAAATGCCGACAGCGCAGATACATTCACGCGCTCGAGGGCGTAGCTCTCGGGAATCATCGATACCTCGTGAAATGGAAACCGGGTGGAACCCGAGATGTGGAAACCTGGTGCCTGGAAAGTGGAACCCTGTACCGGGGTTTCCAGGCTAGGTTTCCACTCGGGTTTCCACCAGCACCACGTGATCTCGAATGCAAAAAGGCCCGCTGAAACGGGCCTGTTTTCGATCACCGTCATTGGCGTGGTGCGTGATTGGCGGTGTGGAAACTGGAAACCGGGACCCCAAACAGGAACCCTGACACTAGCGGTATGCTGCGCTGAGCACCCCCGCTACGTAAAGTTTGGCGGAAGGACCCGTGAATTCAACAGGCTCGCTGCATCGGAAGAACTTATCTCCGGACACATTGATGAGCTTTCAATAACGGAACTTCTATTCGCATTGAAGAACTATGTCAACAGACAA